CACCTTGCGCTATTTGCACAAGGGTACCCGCTGCGGAAATCGCCACAGCGGGCGTTACAGTATCACCAGTATCCGGTTGAATCTCTCCGGTAGCCGCCATATTTTCCGGAGCCAATAAATTGTCCAGAAACTTCATCTCCTGGCCCGATCCGAATCTTCCATAGTTTCCGCTTTGTCTGTATTTGCCTCGTGCTGACGCAGGCATGATATTCCTAATCGGAACACCGCCAACGCCAGGTACAAAAATGCTCCTTTTCCTCTTAACCACCCTGCCGCCATACTTTCCTCTTCTCTGCGTGCTCATTAAGTCAATTAATGAACACTACCTACCCTAGCCCCTTATATATCCTCGATCGTCCAATGGGCTTCCAGCCATCCTAGGACGATGAGGACGTTGAAATTGCATGTAATATTAGAATGCAATTTACTCTCAACGTCCTATGCCTAATTAGGTAATTAGTCTTTGCTGTCTTGGCGGGGAGCGCCACCTGCGGTGCGCCCCCCCGCACCCCCTCCTTTTGATATGGATACAATCACTCGGAGTAGGTACCTTAGCCGTTTGACTCCGGCGGCCACCTGGGGCGGTGCCGCCTGCGACCAAACGGAGTTTGACGTTTTTTAGTCAACACCTTTTATTAAAGCATAAACTCTACTATGTCATCCGGTGCCACTACCTTCCACGCTACTACCCGTCTCTTTATAGCCGGGTCGTGCAAGAATAAAACATCGAACGGGTCGCTGTTCGTCGTAATTATCCTAGGTGTACCGGCAGGAAGCCTGCCGTTCACATTCCTTCCATGTATGTCCCTCTCCTCAGCCGTGTCCACCAAGTGGATCTGGGCTTCGCGGTGAAGATGCTTGAAGCTCATATCATCGAAGATGACCCCGTCATAATAAGCCGGGTTGTACTCCCTCAGTCGGTCGATGTGAGAGATGAATAGCGCAGTAGGTAGCAGTGCCTTGGCAAGAGAGGTCTTGCCCGTGTTAGTCGTCCCAGACAAAATCAGTGTCCGAGTCCGATCCCATGTCGACGGCAAGCTGAAGCTCGTCAGAGCATGCTGAATAGTCAGAGGCTTCCTCATCAGAACAGAAAAATTCTTCAGAATCCGATCCCCATTCAAACTGAGTTGCATCGCTCCTTGCGGAGTCTGCTCCAAATGGTCGATGGCATCCAGGAGGTGTCCGTCCTTCGCCAAAGTACGTGCCTCCAGCCATACATTCTTCTTCTGTAAAGTCGTAGGATCCAGATTGGTGATGAAGTTGCCCTCCTTGGTGCAGTACACCTTCACATCCGCTACCGATCGGCACGGCTGATAGTTTCCGTGGTATGTCGATTGGCCCACTTCGAGGTCCAAACAACGCGGGTCCTTGTAGTTGACCGACCTGCTCAGGCGAAAATAGCAGTGCAAATGTGTCGTCAAATCCTTTTTTATTTAAAAATTAGACGAATTGAACACAGACTCCAACAGCGCAGTTGTATTGCGCTGCTGTTGTATAAAATAGCGAATAAGCTCGGCTTGTTGATCAACAATCCATTGAAGCTCACCTTGTGATCTTCCGTTGCCACGATGTAGTCCACTATCGGCGGCAACACCGCCTTGAGAGCCTTGAGGCCCTCTTGCGGCGTTAAGGGGCACTTCGGGTAGGTCAGGAAGAGGTTCTTCGCGTTTAGCCTGAACCCTTTTCCGCTTTGTTTCGGGTTCCTCCTTTTCCTTGCCTTTGGTCCGGGCAAGCTCTCGCCTTCTCTTTCCATTGGAGTTGAAGGCAGCAGAAGCGTCGGTGTCCATTGCAGAGTCTGAGACGACAAGTCCACACTCGCATCCTTCTCCGTCGGTTGCTGGGCACCAAGGCTTGTGCTCATGTCGCACAAACCAGTGTCGCTCACTATCGCTAACGTTAAGTCCATGTCCTTCCATTGCTCTTGTTGTTGTTCTTCCAGTTTGTAAGAATAAATTTTGGCATAAAAATTTTTTTATTTAAGGATTCCGCTATCCAATCGGAAGCGTCATTCGTTAATTAACGAATAGAAGTAGAAGCTTCATGAATCCGTATACCTAATACGGATAACACCCTGCGTAGCCGCAAGGCCCAATGAACTAATATAGAGCAAAAACAAATTATTGCTCTTAATGGTTGCTATAGCTCCCGTTGTCGCAGTAGCACTGTACTCAATCGGAATATTGCACCTCCGATTAAATTTAACAAGATGCTTAGTGTTACCGGTAGAACCGGTCACACCGTCAACGCCTCCGGCTGAGGCATTTATACTCCTCTGGACATCAATAAGCGTCCTAAAACGCATACTGTTCTCCAAATTGTTGAAGCTGTTCACAGATACAGCTTGTCCTGGGAATCCAATCACATCCGCAACAGTCGGCGCAGCTCCGTTGCACTGAGTGTCCAATACCAGCATTATACGATAAATGTCCGAAGCCTCATCGGCAGAAGTCGACTCTGGGAGAGTCACTTCAAGTCTCCCAGAGATCTTTTTCACATTTATCTTCCTGCCATTCCTCTGATAGGTCTGATCACCTTGCGCTATTTGCACAAGGGTACCCGCTGCGGAAATCGCCACAGCGGGCGTTACAGTATCACCAGTATCCGGTTGAATCTCTCCGGTAGCCGCCATATTTTCCGGAGCCAATAAATT